CTATGGCGACGCACGGGTCTATGGCTACGTACAGGTCTCTGGCGACGCACAGGTCTATGGCAACGCACGGGTCTATGACAACGTACGGGTCTATGGCAACACACGGGTCTGTGGCAAAGCACAGGTCTCTGGCAACGCACGGG